TCCCGCCGGCAGTTGGAGCACCATGCCCGCTGCGATCCGCTGGCGCTCCGATCGTGCCGCCTGGAGGTCGAACGTGAGTGCTCGGATCTCCGCTGGGGATGGGGGCCATTTCTCGTTGCGAGCCCAGCCGAGCACCGCCTCCTGCGCCTGGTCGAACGGCAGGTCACCGAGAAGTGCGATCCAAACCTCGAAGCGTTCCTCGGACCAGTCGTCACGCCGGTACGTCGCACCCAGCACCCGGCAGATTCTCAGCGCCTCGTCGCGGGTCACGGTCGGTTCCTGCGGTCAAGCAGCCAGTCCCGGAGGCGGTCGAGTTCGTAGATGGCAAAACTCGTTGGCCAGAAACGGATCAACACTTTCCTCACTTTCCTCACGATGTCCTCCAGGGTTCGTCGGGTGCGGTGCCGAACGGATCTGTGTCGGCAGGGTTCATGCCCATGCGCCGGGCTACCGCGTCGGCATTGGCTTGGTTGGGGTCTCGGTGTGGGTGGTGGCCGTTGGTCAGCGCCAATTGCGCTCCCGGTTTGTGTGGTCCCCAGTCCTCAGCCTTGATGATCCAGTTTCGCCAAGCGGCGTCGGTGCTCTTCGTCGTTCGGCCCTTGTCAGCGGCATGGTTCAGGAATCCCTCAGTCGCTGCCTCTAGGTCGACGGTGGGGTGCTTGGCATTTGCCCATGTGGTGAGAGTTTCGGAAGGCGTCCAGTTTGTGGGGATGCCGCTACCTCGACGCTTCGCTGAAGCTGTGCCCTGTTCGGGCAAGGGGGGACCTACAAGGGGGTTCTGTTCTACTTCCCTTCCTTTCCCTTCCTTTCCTTTCCCTTCCTGAGCAGAAAATCCCGACTGCTCAGGACTTGTCCGGATTTGTCCGGACACAGCACACGTCAATGGGGCAATAAAGGACGCTGATTCATTCTTTATGCGCTGGTGCTTCGTCAGATTCGGAATCAGCAGTGCAGATCGCCCCGTTGTCGTCGCGACCGACTTGAGGAGTCCGACCAATAGCAGTTCCTCGATCAATTGTCCGATTTTGATGTGGGGACGGCTCGGGAACACGTTCATTTGGATCTGGTCGGAGTCATCCCATAGATAGCCCTCGCAGTCGGCGAAGCACCAGAGCCCGATGTAAAGCAACTCCGCTTCGACACTCAACTTGCAGACCTTGGCGTCGGAAAAGTACGAGGGCTTGACCGTGCGAATGCGGGCCATCAGCGAGCACCTTTCCGCATGTTGCACGGCATGCACAGCACCTGAAGGTTCGGGGGGTAGTTCGATCCGCCCTTGGAGCGTGGCACCCGATGGTCGATGGACAATTGCGAAGTGCTCCCGCATTCCCGGCACTGGTAGCCGTCCCGCTTCATGACGAGGCGCCGGATCTCTGTCTGCCCACCCCAGAGTTTCTTCGCCATCAAGATCAGGCCGTCGGTATAGTCGCTGTTCATGACGAGCATGGCCGCGGTCTCGAACGTGATGACCAAGCCGAGTTCTTCCAGTGCACTGAGGCCGGCCGATGTGTCGGGCTCGCTCAGGTGGCAGCGTGACGCCAGCTCGGAGATTCCAAGGAAGCGAACGAACCCTTCATCGTCGGCGTCATCGCTGAGGTAGATCAGGACCAGTCGGGGTAGCGGATCAATCTCAGAATCAAGCGCCCAAGTTAGGGCTCGCACGCTCATGAGTTCTCCGCGCAAGCCCACTGATACGCCGTCGCTCCCGCATACCCCACGCTCCCCGGCCCGAAAATCCAGAACGCATGCCAGGGGTTCCGCGCCGGCCAGCCCGACCCGTGCGAGCACCCGCACCGTCCCTCTTCGCACAGCCCGCACATGTTCATGAGGCAGAAGTCGCACACCTCATCCGTGGGCGCATCCCAGTCATGCGGCGGGTCCAGATTTCTCTCGCGGTGGTCGTCGAAGTGCCGCCACTCGAGAGACCCTGCGGGCGGTCCTTCAACGTTGAGATGGTGAGCCCAAGCGAGGTGATCCCTGAGTGCATCCTCAGTCCACGCCTCGCCGATGTGGTGGAAGTGCTGGAGGCCGGCCATCAAGCCCTCACCCCGGCCCGGTGGATCTCCCCCAGCTTCCCGGCGCTCTCAGCTAGCCGGATAGTGTTGCGAGTTCCGGCGCTCTCGCCGTCCCAAAAAACTTCAACCCGCTCGCTGTCATCGACGATCAGCCCGTTGCGGAAGTAGACGGCTTGGCCGAAGGTGCGAAACGACTCGTCACAGGGGACGTGCTCCCACGCCTGCCCCACATAGGTCTCCCTGGCGATGAACCAGACCCCATCGTCGTCTTGGCGAGGCCGGTACGAGACCACCGTGAGCCCCTGAGCCCTCGCTGTGCCCTCGCCAGCCTGGTCGACGCCGCGCGCCCCACTCGAGATCACAACGGTGCCGAGCGGCAGCGTGCCCACGTAGGCCATAACCTCTTCGAGGTTGGGATACCCCCTGCTGCCGACGATCGCCACCCGCTCGCCCATCAGGCCACCTCGCCCGGGTCAGCCTCAACATATGCCGCCTGCCACAGCAGATGGTCATGCGGAGTGGGCTCGTAGTCCCCGCTCAGCGTGGCCGCTTGGTGGGCCTGCACCGCTCGGCGAAGATCCCGGTACTTCCTGAAATCCTCGCTGCCCACCTGTTGGGCGTTCAGTTCGCGGAGTTTGGCCTTGACTCGGGCCAGCTCTGCTACCCGGTGGCGCTTCGCTTGGATAGCCTTCGCCCGCCACCGGTTGAAGTCATTGCTGGCAGCGAAGAATTCGGATTTCGTCTCTGGCCCGGCGTCGATGCACACGGATCGGTAGCTGTCGAGCTCGGCCTTGCGTTCGGCAAGCTGCGCGTCGATGTGCTGGATGTTCCTGACCAGCTCGTCTCTTGACGCTTCCAGCGAGGCACGATCAGCGACGGATGTTTCGGTCTGCTCCCCACGGGGGGTAAGATGATCCATGCGACCTCCCTATTAGGTCGATTGTGTTGAGGCCCTCAGACCTTCCGGCTGGGGGTCTCGCCATTTCCCGGGGTAGTCTACGCCGCTCCGCACGGCTCGCATAGGGGCTGGCAGACATGACCGGTGCCCCCCGTTCGGATCCAGATAGCGGGCCAGCTCAGTCTCAACCTCAGCTAGAAGGTCACGCTCAGGGAACCAGCGGCCAACGAGCGCCAGGGCGACGAACACGGTATCCGCCGCCTCTCCGACGACGTCGCCCTTGCCGAAGTCCCCGCCGCTGACGTGGCCGTTGACAGCGCTGGCTACCTCGCCCGCCTCCTCAGCCAGCTTGAGAGCCACATGCTCTACCTGAGCTTGAGGGAAACGCTGGACGTGGTAGGCGGCGATGGCGGCTTGGAGGCTCACGATGGATTCCCCTTGACGAACACCATGACCAACTCGGGGCCTGCCCGGTGATCGTTCTCGCCTTGCTTGAGGTGCCGTGTGGGGACCGGTTCGGTCAGGAGCCATTCAAAGCCGAGGCGCTCCAAGGTCGCCCGGTGCCACTCCGCTACGGGCTGAGGACGCTTGTCTCGGACGTGGTCCTTGATGTTGAGCACCAACCGGCCACCGGGGCGCAGCATTCGGGCAGCCTCAGCCCACGCGGCCTTGTGGAAACGACGATAGGGATCGCCCCACTGCATGGCCCCGCTGTTGTCGCGGTGCAAGGCGCGGCCAAGGTCGTGAGTATAGGACCGGCGGACCGATCCGTCCTGAGCGTTGTGATGATCGGCCAGCCTGTTCGCGTACGTTGGCGAGGTCGCCACCCCAGCGAAGGTGCCGCCAGCGAAGGGGAGGCACAGGGCGTTGCCCACGATAGTCCGAGGGTGCAGACCGGCCCACTCGGGCTCAATCTCAATACCCCACGTCTCGTGACCGTAGTCGCCAAGGATGTGGATGCGGCCCGTGCCCGCGAAGGGATCGAGGATTCGGTGACAACCCACGAGGTGGCGGCGCAGGACCGAGACGACCTCAGCCGGGAATCTTGCGGGGTGGCTGAACCCCCCGAGGTCAGGCTTCGTTATCACTCTCGGTCTCCGAGAACAGACTCGGCGTGTCCGACGCGTCGTCAGCGTTCTGCAAGTTGCGCAGGGCCACCCGGTAGTATTCGGGCTTGAGCTCCACTCCCACGAAGCGCCGGCCTCGCCGCAAGGCCCCGTAGCCTTCCGAACCGATGCCAGCGAAGGGGGAGAGCACGGTCTCGCCGGGGTTGCTCCACAGGCGGATGCACCGGTCGATCACGGGGAGTTGGAGCGGACAGAGGTGGAGCGTGTCATCCTCGGCTCGGGCTTGGGTGAATTGGAGCGTGTCCGTCTCCCGGATGCCAGTCCAAATCGGCCGGGCCCACTGAATCCATTCGTCGTTGGTCACGTCGGGCACCACGGGGACGGCGTTCTCGCCGGGGGCCCGAAACAGTAGGATGTAATCGGCCAGCGCCGGGCGGGACCATGACGAGTCCTTGTGGAGCTGGACGAACAGGAGCGCCTTGGCCTTCGTACGGATGGCCTGGAACTGGGGGTCCTTGTCGATGCAGACCTCGCCGTGGTAGATGAACCCCTGCTCAACAAAGTGGGCGATCATCTGGCCCCGGAAGTCCTTGAGGCCGATGATGCCGTCCTTGGCTTTCTGTAGGGCCACCTGGGAGACATGGCAGGCCACGAGTCGGCCCGGCATCGTGACCCGGAGCAACTCCTTGCTCACGAAAGCGAAGTGGCCCCAGAAGTCGGCATCCTTCCGGCAGTTGCCGATGTCGCGCTCGGTGGCGCTGTAGGTGTAGACGCTCATGAATGGCGGCGAGAACACGGACAGGGCAACGGACTTGTCAGGCAATGCCGCCAGTACCTCCGCTGAGTCGCCGTTGTAGAGCGCCCAGCGGTCACTCACGGCCTGGTCGATCACCTTCGGCTCCACGCTCACAGCCATGACGGCACTCTCACTTTCTCTCGGCCTGTGTAGACATCGTCGCCACCTTCCGGTCGCAACTCCGCACGTTCGTACTCGGCCACGTCCCGCAGGAGTTCTGCGGCCACCTCCCTCGCTTCCTCTTCCTTGCGGAGCACGTTGCGGTAGACCTCCTGCTCAGGCTCCGAGAGCACGATGCACGCCCGCACGGGCCGTTTCTGACCAAAGCGCCAGCACCGCCGGATAGCTTGGTAGTAGGTCTCGAACGAGTCCCCGATGCCCACGAATGCCATCCGGGCGCACCGCTGAAAGTTCATCCCGAACCCTGCGATCTGGGGCTTGGTCACGAGAACCCGGATCTGTCCGGCGGCGAAGGCCAAGAGTCGCTCGGCCTTCTCTTCGGGCGAGTCCGATCCACGGACCACCACGGCTTCCGGGATGGCCCGGGCGAGTGCATCCGACTCATCATTGAGCCCGCACCATAGGAGCCATTGCTCGGCAGGTTCGCCCACAACCAGCCGTTCCGTGGCCGCGACCCGGGCGTCAAGGGTGGCCTGTCGGACCTCGAGCCGCCCCGTAATGCCGCTGAGGCCAGCGGAGAAGAGTTGCCCGTCAGGTGCCCAGTCGGACACCACGATGACCGGCTCAATCCTCAAGGGAGGAAGGGCAAAACCGTCATCGCTGTAGCCGAGGTCCGAGGGCTTGCGGATCGTCATCCCCCACGAGGCAAGCCAACGGTAGAACGGGCGGCGAGCGTGGCCCTTGAGCAGCCATCGACGGTTGTCGTGGACGAAGAACGTTGCCAGCATTTCCGCTCGGCTGAGGGTCCCAAGGAACTCCGAGTGGTTGCCCAGTTCTGCCGTATCGTTCGGGGCTGGTGTGGCAGTGCAACACAGACGCCAGCGCTTCCCCGGGAAGGTCTTGATGAGTGCCGTTCGGGTCTTAGCGTCGGCAGATTTCAGTATGGATGACTCATCTAGGACAACCGTATCGAATGCTTGGGGGTCGAACCGATCCAGACGCTCATAGTTGGTGATCGTCCACTTGGACGCCTCATCCTGATTACGGGCATACTTGAGTTCCAGCGTGTCCAGAACTCGGGCCTCGTCGATGGTTTGTTGCGCTACCGCAAGCGGGGCAAGAATCAGAAGCCGACCACCAGTGAGCCGCCCGTACTCCAGTTGCATGCGGGTCTTCCCGAGGCCGGTATCGGCGAAGAGAGCGCCGCGGCCCTTCCGCAGTGACCACCGGACCAGATCCCGCTGAAACGGAAACAAGCTCGGATGAATGTCCTCGGGCTTGACCTCGCTACCGGCGCTCGGGGCAACGATCATCTTGGAGGCAAGGAACTCGCTGTATGTGCTCACCTCTTCACCGCCCGCAGCTCCTCAACCGGCCGGTACCGCACCCGCGTATCCGATCCCCGCAGCTTCGCCGTGCCCCCAACAATCTCCACCACAGTCCACCTCTCCTGTCCGCGCCCGATCCGAACCACCATCTGCGGCACCACCTGAACGGGTTTCACGCCGTCACCTGCCGCAACTTCGTCTGCGCTGCGAGAGCGATGTCCCAAGCCGAGCGCACGTGGTTCAGCTTGCCTGTCCCCGCTGGACCTTCCCGGGCTCCCCAGAGTTCGGCCGG